AACATGGAAGATGCAGATGCGACCATCTGCATGGATTCTTGATAATCGATTCCGGTGACGTCGCGGAATTCGCCGGGGTCGAAGTTTTCGGGCATTACGCCCGTTTTGTTGTAATTTTTGAGAATGTTGTTTACGTCACATTCGTCTTTGAAGTTTTGTTTAGTTAATGAGAGGCCGGTAGTCTCGAATGGTACAGAGACGTGGCCAGTGTATGGAGTACGGAAGTTATGTTTTTTCATTTTATTTGATTCCAAATAGTGATTTAGCGTCTTTAACTAAAGACCAAATTAGAGTTCCATTCATGCCATAGTCTGTTGCAGCTTTAGATATTGCATCAGCTTGACCAGTGGCAGCCATAGCGTTAATTCGTTGTATTTCTGAAATAAAACCTTGAAGTTTATTATTTACTTTCAAATTAGCTATTTCTTGCATGAATTTTTGCCGTTGTACTTTATTTGTTTTGGTTTGCTCGATAATTAAATCTCGCATAGAGGAAATTTGTTGTATTTCCGTTTGAAGTTTTCCTTTTACTTCGTTAGTAATGTTATCGGTTTCGGCGCGTAGTTTGTGCGCTTGCGCTTTGCCGACCTCGGTTTGTTGTCGAATATTATTTAATTCGACTTCTTGGCGGTTAATTCTAACGGCTGAGTTAACAGCCTTTTCGCCAATGTTTGTGTCGCCTTGGTAAGAGGCGCCGGAGCTGGTAGCACCGGATGGAGCGCTTGCGCCTCCATATTTAGATGAGAGGATTGGGTTTAGACCTGCTTTTTTCAGGTCGATGATTTGCCGTTGATGGGCAGTGTTTGACATTCGTTCTTGGAATGCCATTTGTTTAGCGTTTGCAGCGGATTGGAATTCCATTTGTTTAGCAGTGGAATCTCTACTAATGCGTTGTCCCCGTAGGGACCCCGCAGAAGAGATTAGTCCGCCAAGTAGTGGTTTTGCAAGTCCTGCTATAGCAGATATTACGGACATATTTTACTCCTGGTTAAAAATGGTCGATTAGACCAGGTACTGAGTACACTGGCATTGGACGGACGCATTTAAGTGACATGTGTGAGTCAAAAATGAAATCGGGTTCAGATGGAACGGCGACGATGCGGTCGATGGGTGGATTGTCCTCAATGAATGACGCGTTGAGTGCTGGTACAGCTGCGAATTCTTGAGAGAGGTGCCAAGCGTCAAGGGAGGCTGTGGCGTTAGAGCGGAAGAGACTCGTGATGATGGATGGTTTGTAGCGGTATTCGGCGTAGCGTTCTTGGTAGCCAAAGACTTGGTCGTCAACAGCAGTTGCGTCAGCTAGGATTTCTTTGTTAAGGATAGATTGCTCGCCGAGGTGAGAGAGTGCAGGCCAGTAGAAGTCGTAGCGGGTGCTACGGGAGAACATGCGGTTAAGACCTTGTTGGTAAGTTAGGTCGGCGCGTACGGATACGAGGCCGATGATTAAGCAGTGTTCGGTGAATGATTTAGAGAAGCCGTGATTGGTTAGTGCGGCAGTTCCGAATGCTGCTAGATTGCCTTGCGGTGTTGCAGCCCCAGTTGCGCTTTGTTGTGTTACTGGGTGGATGTTTACAGGGGTAGAGCCGCCGCCGAGGTATTCGGGGCGTTGAAGTCGGGCGTCTGGTGAGGTTACGCCGAAGTGTGATTTTATAAGCTCGATGTATCGAGTGCCGCCGCGGGCGTCACGTTCTAGGAGGCGTTGAATTTGGAACGCTTGTCGTAGTTCGTTGATTGTTGCTGCGGTTGCGTCTGAAAGATCGGCAAATAAAGCAGTTGCACCGGCTTGAGGCGGAGATGAACCCATATAAGTCTGATTCAAAGCAGGTTGATTAACTAAAGGTTTGGCAACGCCAGCATCGTTAAGAACAGAAAGAAAAGAGCCGCCAGATTGATCGGATGTGATAGGTGCAGAAGTGCCCAAGGGGAGTTGAACGGCTGCGCCTTTTTGTGGCCATGGTAAGGCCGATGTGAAATAGTCGTGGCGTTTGCCACGGCGTTGGATAGTGTAGTCGGTTGATGGGTCAGGGCCATCACCGCGTGATACGGTTAGAGAGTCTTGTAAATTTTCGTCTCGGAACCACTCGTTCCAAACGAGATTGTAAGCTCGATGCCACATAGTGGAGTGTTCGAGGCCGGCTACCTTGGTGGGGATTCCAAAGTAGTCGGAGATTGTGCCCTCTGCATAGCCAGTAATAGCTGGAGCGGAAGTGGTAGGAATTAGGTAGTCAATGGAGTCGCCGGGGTCAATTTGTTCCCCGTTGAATTTTTGCCAGTTATCCCAGACTAGCCGCATGGGAATACTGAAAAAATGCGTATCCATATACATATTGTCCATAATGGGGTTAATGGGTGTTGCTAGACGGGCGAAGGCCGTCATATTGAGTTTGAATGTGTCGCCGGGCAGTGCTTCGTCGACAAGTATTGGGATGAGTTTTCCGGCGTCGAAAGTTGTTTTGACGCCGTGGGAGCGGTCAAAGCTCGATCGTTGTATATCGGCTTTGGGGATTTGAGAGAAGTTGTGGGACATTACGGATTTCATGATTTTGCTTCCTTAAGGGTTGGTGTGATGAATTCTATTGCGATAAATAGTGATTTTGGGGTTGGTAAGAGTTTGAATTCTGCTGTGTTGTCATCGTAGGTGCCAAGCTCGAAGAGTGTGTAATCAGCAGGGTGTTTTGAGAATGGGGATTCAGGGTCTTGTACAGAGTCTGAAAAGGTGCGTACGGCTAAGCCGGTTGAGTTTAAGTATACGGGATTAGTGAAGCTTTCAGCTTTAGAGTCGTAGATTGCGAATATTTTTTGTAACATGTTAGATTTCCTCAAGGGTTCGGGATAGTAGATTTGCCTGTGCCTGTTTGACTTTATGTTTGACGTGTAGGCGTTCAGGCGTTTGATCTGATTGGTATTTTTGGGCGTTTAAGAGCCGGTCATGTTTTATATCGTCGTAGAGGAAGGGATTTTCCTTTTCTAGGATTGAGTCGTAGTACTTGGGTGGTTGCATAGGTATTCCTTTAATTATGACTTCGTCTGAAGGATAGACATCTGTTTTATATTTTTTGTACCAGTTGTTTGCGATGCCAGGGCGTCGCGACATGGTTGTGTATTCAGGTATGATTTGGTGTTGTTCTCCGGTGAATTCATCGGTGAAGCGGTAGTGTTCCTCGGCTTTGTCGCCGTTGATTTTTTTCATGATGTAGCGAGCCGTATAGGCTGCTGTTTGGAAGTTTAGTTCGCCCACTGTTTGATGTCGTTGGTCTCCTTTGCCCCATAGTTTAGTGAGTAGTGGTGACATATATAGTTTGTTCCCCTCTTTTGTAGTCTCCTTATAGACTTTATCGTGGAAGTCCATGCCGAAGATACAGGCATGGTAATGGGGACGGTTATTTTTTTCGCCATATTCACCGCAGTGATAGAAGCGGATAGGCGTGCCAGTGAAGTGTTTACGTAGGCGTTTCATGAATTTTTGGAAGTGTGACTTATTTAAGCTGTGATCAGCAGGAAGGTTTGGTTGATCGTAAGTGAGAGTGATGAAGCAATTTTCGTCGTGAAGACTGGCTTCATGGACGCACCGGAGGGCCCATTGTCGAGATTTCTCGAAGCGGCAGCCTATGCAGGAGCCGCAAGGAATGGTGACCTCGGAGTCGTCTAAGGCGTATTTTATATTGAATACGATTTTACGCTTGTTTTTGGCAGTTAGGTCTTTAGACCTGTAGCCAGTTAGCGGGAAGTAACATGGCATTTTTATAGCCTTATACCTCCGCGCATGATACCAGAGGTTCCTTGGATATTTTTGTTGTGGACGCGGGTTCCTTTTTTGAAGGAGCGTTTAGAGTTTTTGCGTGACATTTTGTTTCGTTTCATAGTAGAGCCTTTTTAGTTTGTTTATTAATAGTTTAATCGTGGCCAGTAGACCACGTTTTTTTTCGGATTTCCACCTTTCGGTGTCAGTCCGGACAGTTACATCAAGGAAGTACTGTCTACGGGCCCTTTGGAGGGCCCGTTTTTCTAACGCGCTATTCGCTTGTTTCATCAATCGGCTTCGCCGTTTGAGGGGGTGAAATAGCTATTTCAGGAGATTGGTAATCATCACGTAGGAGGCCGAGTTTGTAGGCCTCTTCGATGTTTTTGTCATCGGAGGTGAATGATAGGAGTTCAGCGGGATCGTTTTTAAAACGCTTTCTGAGACCGCTGGGGAGTTCGTTGAACATGGAGGATGCAGATGCGACCATCTGCATGGATTCTTGATAATCGATTCCGGTGACGTCGCGGAATTCGCCGGGGTCGAAGTTTTCGGGCATTACGCCCGTTTTGTTGTAATTTTTGAGAATGTTGTTTACG